CCCACTTTTCCTGCAGATGCTCGGATTGGAACATTTGCTTTTTACCTTTAAAGTTTACGGGTTTGAGTTTAATATATTCAGTTTGCTAAGGTTGAACCCAGCATTTTCAGGTATGCAGCCATCTGACCTGAGTGTTGTTCACCAGGTGCTGCGTTGTCTACACCCTCAGAAAGGGTTTCGGTTTTAGCAGCTGCGGACTCTTTCTTGGAGTTAAAATACGACTCCTTAAGAGTATTCAGCTTTTCACGATATGCTTCTTCACTTTCAAACTCTACACTTTCTGCAAGTGAGGCGAGTTTCTCTTTTTGGGTCTGTGCAAGACCCTCAGATACTTGATCCAGAACGCCATCAGCAACCGACTCAGAAAGACGGGAGTTGAGTACGATATTTTTCTCGATTTGCTCGTTGAGTTTTGTCTCCATGTCATCAAGTTTTTCTACCATGCTCTCAAGAACATCATACTTTTCTTCAGGGATTTGTACATAATGCTCTTCAAAGAGACCCTTCATTCCTTTCAGGAACGATTCGGTCATTTCAGTTTTGAGTGCATGCTCAATAACAAGTGCGTTTTCAGTAAACCACTCGTCTGAAACATACTCCAAATAGGAATCAACTCGCTCTGCGAGTTCTCCTTTTGCTTCAGCAACTTCTTCATCCAGTTTCGCATTATATTGCGATTCCAGAACTTCAGTTACTTCAGCAATCTTGGACTTAAGTGCGGCTTCGAAAATTGTTCTAGCCTTCTCTTTGAATTCCTCAGAGAGATCTTCACCGCCAAGAAGTGCATTGACATCTTCTTCAATGTCAATTTCGGTCAGTTGAGGTGCCTCAGCATAAGTTGCATCGTCCTCTTCTACCTCTGTTGCTTCTTCTTCAGATACTACTTCGTCTACGATTTCTTCGCTTTCTTCAATAGTATCCTCATCATCCAGGTCCTCTTCCTCCTTCATTCCCTTCATAGGTTCAGCAGGTTTTGCACCTTTGTTGACGACATCCTTAACACCCTTAAGAGTAGAACCAGGAGTCTTCAGCTTTGCTGAATCATCGTCTGGTTTGTAATTCTCGGGAGAAGGACCCCCAAGATCTTCGTAAGGAGTGGCGATGGAAGTATCCATCCCCTCTGCTGGTTTCGCTCCGGCATTGACAGCAGTCTTGGATTGCTTTGTGCCTACTTCCATTTCTTGTAAATCTCCACGAGACATGTGAACGCTCCGATTATCCTGGATAAAATCTATATTTATTTATAAATTATAATATTTTATGTATCAGATTAGATACTATTAAGAAAGTCATTGAACAAATTCAGTTTTTGTTCGTCCAATTTTCTTTGAACTGTGAGTTTATTGATAGAAATTCTAGTCTCTTCTGCCTTTCTTTCACGCAGAAGACTTCCTTCCCATACCCAGTCTTTACCTTCCATAATGCCTTCAACAAAAGCATCAGGTGCAGAAGGATCAGCAACAATATCAGCAGCAGTTGCTAACATAAAATCGTCACCGACAATGTTAACACCCTCACGGGTCTGCTTTAATGAACCAATACCACGAGATGAAACACCAAGTTTTACACCTTCTTCAATAAGTGAAGATGCAATTTTACCCATAGGGGTACTCAAGATTTTTGCTTTACCAATAAAGTTTGATCCGCTTTCTCTTAAAGAAACAATCTTATGAGATACACGATCTAAATTAACTGTTGGTCCATCGGGGTGTCCAAGTTCGCCAAGTGCTCTACCTGACTGAACATGATTTTCATTATATCTACCAACTTCACGGCGAAGTGTTTCCATAGGATACATACGACCATTACGGTTCTTGATGTTTCCTTGAAGGAATACTCCCTCAATATACATTGACTTCTTGCCGTTCTTTTGTTCGACAATAAATTCTACTGACTCAACTTCTTCTCTAATCAGTTTCATCCGTTTGCACCCTTACTTGTTGTTACTTGTTGATAATGAAGTGTTCCAGATCCAGTTCCTAGTGCGGCAACCATAAAGGAACCTCTGAGTTCTGCAAAATTAGTAGAAATTAAAGAGGTATGAGCATATCCAACACCATAATCATTATTCACAGTAATTCTTGTATTATAAAATCCATTAATACCGGCAGTGTTATCAACTGAAGCAACAATCTTATGAGTAAAATTCCAATAATCTTGATTTGCTACAGTCAACGTAACGGCATCTCCTGCTTGGAATGGAGAACCAGTTCCTTCAGGAAAATCAATAACAGTTGTTGTTCCTGTTGTAGAAAGTCCAACAACTTTTTGATTTCTACAAGCACCTAAAGTAATAACTTCTTCTTCGCCAATTGCAACATAATAATTTTGTACTGTTGCTGTTGGAAAAGTACCAATGGCAACATGTACTCCAGCACCAACTGCAACAACCCTCAAAGCATCTGTTTTGTGAAGTGTTGTATCAAGACCTCTACTAGAAGATGATCCATTTATAGGAAGTGCTGAATTAATACCAACAGGGTTATGCGCCATTATCCTTAAAGTTCATTTAACAGTTATTTATAATCACTCTTCGTCAGGAGTGATTTCCTCTTCTACATCATCTATAGATTCTTCAGTATCAAACATTGAATCTGATACCGAAGGACGGTATGCATCAATTTTTTCTGCAGATTTTGCAAATAGAAGTTCTTTAATTTTGTCACTGACTTGAGAGGGTGACTCATCAGTTGTGATCATATCTAAAAGGTCATCCATTTAAGTATATTATATACGACTAATGAGTATTTATATCTCACCACCTTTAGGCATTTCTGGTGCCTCAGTTGGTGAACCATCAATCTCTGGTTCCATTTGAGTTTTTCCTAAATCACCACCTGCAGCATCCTCAGGTGCAAAAGGTAATCCAGTTGAAGGATCAATCGTTGCAGGATCAGGAATTACACCATCTTTAATTTCCTTATCAATAAGTTTATCTTGTTCAATAATATCCATATCAGTTTGACGTAAAATCTTACGTCTTACATAATCTTGTGAATAATATTTACCAACATATGGTTCTGCAGTTGCAACAAGAGCAAGTCTCTCGTTCATTAATTCTGCTTCTTTCAGTTCAGAGAAGTGGTTGTCATAGAGGAAGTCATACTGAATATGCTCACTCATTGACTCCCAATCTTCAGGAGTAATAATATTCTTCAAGATCAATTGAGTCTTCAGCATGTCATTAAACATGTTAGAAAATCTCTTTCTCAAACGACCAACAAACTTAGTAAATTTGAGTTCGTCTCTTAAGATCTCAGAAGATCTCCCCAAGTTAAACCCACCTTCTCCATCCATTCGTGATGGAGGGACGTTAAGTGAACGGTAGAGTTTCTTTTTAAAATACTCAATATCAGTGATTTCACCCAAGTTTTGTCCGCCAGGGAGAGTGGTGATTTCAGTTCCTCTTCCACCTTCACGCCTGGGAAGCCAGAAGTCCTCAAGCATTGCCATGTACTTTTTGTCATCACGGATTTCTCCTGTATCAGCATTGTATACTAATTTGTTACGATAGCGCATCATAACATCACGAAGATATTGTTCTGCCTTTTGCTTGGGAAGATTACCAACATCAATGTAGAAAATTCTACGTTCCGGTGCTCTTGATAATCTGTAGATAACAAGACTATCCTCAATCATTCTTAGTTGATTAAGTGATTTAATTGCTTTATGTAGATATGAAAGAGTTGACCCTTTGTTACGGTCTACAAGACCAGATGTGCAATATGTAATTGAATCTTTTGCAATTTTAATTCCATTGCTTCCACTAGATGATGATGGATTGCTAATTGGATATTGTGATTTTGGATTGTAAATAAAATATTCTTCAATCTCTGGAAAATTATAATCCATAGGATTATCATTTCTAAGAGTTACTAATTGATTATTTCTACCATCGTTTGGTTTTTTCTTTTCTTGTCTAATATAACGCATTTTCATTGCGTCAATATAACGCAACTCCTGAATACCAGCGGATGGATCTTTCAGGTCAATAATTTTGTGATAGTAAATACGACCATCAATGTACCAGTTACGATATATTTCGTGTGCTTTCTTATCAAAATCTAACAGATCAAGAATATATTTAAACTCTTTACGGATTATATTTTTAATGCCATCACTGGCACTGAGGTTTGATAACTCAATTTCTACAGGACTATCATTACTATCAGAGACAATTGCCTCATTAACAATATCTTCAATAGCACTATCACATTCAGGGTGAAGTGACATCTCACGATATCTTTTAATTAGATCAAATTCAGTCCTGAATACACCTTCAATATCTACATAAGAACCAAAAAAACCACTACTCGCATAGTGGTCAGCCCCGTCCTCATTGTTAGGAGGAACGGGGGAGACCGCTGAAGGAGATAGTGGTTCTGTGTCCTCAATAGAGAACCCAAATAACTTGGACATGATTTATGTTTTAAACTTTCCTGTGACTATTTATTAGCCATTAACTGGAGGTGCTGCGGAAGCACTAACTCCAGGTGCCAGGATATTGATAGATTGTACTTGGAATTCTACGGTAAATTCCTCAATCGTATCAGAACTATCATATGAAACATCAATTTGTGAAACGTTTGTTGGGAAAATATCAACAAACTCATACTGTGCCAGAACAGAATTTGCAGTGCCGTCATTGTTCTTGCTTGATGCAGTAGAACCACGACCCAGTTGATAAACAACTGCGTTAGTCATATAAGAACCTGGACTCGTAGCTCCAAGGTTATTATCTAACTTAGCAATTTGCTCAGTCCACTCTTCCATCGCTCTTCTTAAGTTGAACGATTCGTCATTAATAATCGTGACTGTCCAGGTATCAATGGTTCTATCACCAGCAACTTTAAAGGTTCTACCTCTAAATGGAACATCGATTGCAGCGATATTCTGTGCAGGCAGTGCTGCTGCCTTACACATAAATTTAAAATCGTCTGCTGCCCAGGTTCCAGTAAATGCTTCTGGAAGTGTTGCCAACTCAACTTCAAATAGATTGGGGCGAGCGCCCCCGCCAATCAGTTTAGATTTAAAGGTAGAGATTGATGTATTGGGTCTAGTACCCGTTCTCTTGTTGTCCGCCATTAGTGTATCCTCCTAGTGTTATTTAGATAATGTTATTAAACTCTACCAGCTACTTCTTCAAAACTGACCCCGGTACGGGTAGCAACGAAGGAGAGTGTGATGAAGTTAATAGACTTCGCTGGTTTCAGGAAGATATCTGCCCTGAACTCATTATTATCAATAACATCAGGTGTGTTGTTCGATGTATCACAAACAACCAGGAATCCAAAGAGACCTCTCTTTGCCTGAACATCGCGGAGATAAGGTTCGACAATGTTTCTAAAGTTTGCTCTCGTCAACTCATCGTTGAGTTCAAAGAGTTGTGCTTCTGCTGCTCTTTCAAGTGCTTGCTCAACCGTCAGGAACAAACGGCGAACATTAATTCTGTCGAATGCAGATGAATAAGATAATGCAGTCTTATCACCAAAGAGTAGAGTTCCAACGCCAGGTTTCGTAATAACAGAATTGACTCTCAAAGGATACAACTTATCTCTTTGTGCCTTGGTTGGGTTGTATGCAAGTTTGATTGCGTTGTTGATAACACCACGCTGCTCACCTGCGGGCGAGAACCATGGATATGCCTCAAGTGCAGTTCTTGCCATCAATCCAGCAACATCAGAATTCGTTGGGATATAACGGAATTTGTTATTGAAACGATCATAAGTGAACTTATAACCAGTATCAAATGTTGCATAAGATGAAGAATTTAGAACTGAGTAATACTGAACCAAATTATCAGTCTGAGTTGTGGTGTTAGTTACATTAACCACGTTTGCTCTATGTGGTCCAATGACTGCCATACAATCCTTTCTTCCTTCTGCAAGGGAGATTAGATAGTTTGCTTTTGCTTGAGACTCTTGCTCATTAGTTAATCCAGGACCCATGATTAAGTAGTCAACTTCAATCTCATCTTTGTTCTCAAAGAGTTGATATGAATTTTGCAGGTTGCCCAGTGAAGTGGACATACCGCCGTTGTCTCCTGTAGCAGGAATTCCACCAGAGTAGTCTTTACCACCGCCAAGGGTATAAGATACGTTGCCAAGAGCACTAAACGTTATATCTTGTGCAGTTTGTCCCCAAAGACCACCACCTGTGCTTACAGGAGTGAAGGATGATGCCTTTGTTCCCGAAACAGAGGTGAAACCAACTGCTCTAGGTACAGTGCCATGATAAGTGTCTGCTGCGTTAGAAGGATTACCAGCAGCGAACAGATTTGCTGAGAAATCTGCTAGATAATCTTGATAGTATACCTTCTGTGGTGCATTGACATTGGAAACAGCATCAATTGCCTTGGAAAGACTGATGTGCTTCTCAAGAATGTTACCTTGAATTCCACTAATCGTTCCTTCATCGTCAACAACAACGATGTGCATCGCATCACCATAACCATTTCTAGAAGTAGAATAGTTGTTAGCGATTGGTTTTGGTGCTAAAGTCTTCCAGAAAACAGTGCTATTAGTCAAACTCAGTTGTTGCTGATCATACCAGTCAGCAACTGTGCTTGCTGTTACATTGTATCCAAGACCAGTGCTGTTAATACCGGAAGAATTGACAAAGTGTAGTGCTTCTCCAGCAACAAATGCAGCTCCAGCGTTTGATTCTGCGTAAGTAATTCTGGTCTCTGTTGCTCCACCACCGACAGTTTCTACACGAGAAACCACCTTAACATCAAGTGTACTTGCCCCACCGCTAGCATCAGTGTTGATGCCGGTAATAATACCCTTCAGGTATCCCACAAAAGCAGTAGTAGTTCCAAGTCCAGCAATTGTAGTGCTGATTGGACTGGTAACACCAAAACCAATAGTAGCACCTGAAAAATCTGGTGCAGTGGTTGCAACACCAACTCTTTGGTCTGCAAGATCATCAATCGTGCAAACTTTTAAACCATTTGCCCAAGAACCTGGGTTCTTTGCAGCATAGTTGTAGTTTGTTGCTTCGTCGTAGTTGTTAATATAATCGTCGTAGTTCTTAATCTTAAGAGTTGTAGTGCTGCCAATTCCAACACCAGCATTTGCGTTCTTAAGGTTAGCACCATCCGTTCTAACTACCTTCAGAACTCCACCATACGAGAGATAAGATGAAGCACTCATCCAATACTCATATTGCGAATCCGTTGAAAGTGGCTTACCGAAAACTCCGATAAGGTCTTGTTCAGTAGTTACATCAATAGGATCATCTACAGGTCCAATAGGGAAGGGTCCGGCAATAGCACCAATGTTATCCAGTACATTACTAGCTCTCCCTACTGTTAAGTCAACCTCCCTGACTAATACACCGGGAGATAGTTGAGGAGTCGCCATGTTTTGTTTCTCCGTTAATCTCAGTTTGTCTAAGAATATTTATTAAAAGGAGTGTTTTCACAGGGGAATCACGACGTGAACTACCAATCAGGATATTCCCATTTATCTGATGTCTTTTTTACTCTTTTTTTACAACACTCTTTACATTCATATGAGTATGATGAAGCAACAGCACCTCTATCTTTTCTCGTTCGATAAAACTGATCAACTAAATTTTTAATTTCTCCACATATCCTACATTTACGATCTTGTAGAAGTAAGTGCCCTAATTTAATCTGACCGTCTAGATCCATCAGTTACTTCTCCAATAATCCATGATCGCATACCAAATGGTGTGTCAGCAATCAAAGTTTGAGTTAGTGTTGCTACTTCTTGTGGCACAACCAAACAGAATCCAATACCACAGTTGAACACATTACGCATCTCCTCTTCGGCAATCTCTCCTGCCTCCTGGATCTTGTTAAAGAGTTCTGGTCTCTCCCAAGCATCATAGTCAACATTAACTGTAAGACCTGCTGGAAGGCATCGTGGGAGGTTCTCAGGAAGTCCTCCGCCAGTAATATGTGCCATGCCTAGGATAGGAACTTCGTCTAACAGGTGCTGGATTAGACGGGCATAGATGGTTGTTGGAACCAGCAGCTCAGGCATCTCCTTATAGTAAATGTAATTTCTGTTAAGCAAATAGTTAACAAGAGTATATCCATTACTATGAAGACCACTACTCTCAATACCAATGACTACATCACCAGGTCTGATGTTACTACCGTCAACAATATCAAACTTCTCTACAACACCAGTGCAGAAACCAGCAAGGTCATAGTCAGTTGCTCTAAAATGCTCTGCTGTTTCTCCTCCTAACAATTCCATTCCTGCCATCACACAACCAATGTTAACTCCATACACAATGTCACTCACATTAGCATCAAGTGATTTGGTAGAGATGTAGTCTAGAAAATATAATGGTTTAGCACCAGAACATATAACGTCATTGACGCACATAGCAACAAGATCCTGACCAATAGTGGTGTAATCATCAGCAATCCTACAAATGTTAATTTTAGTTCCGACACCATCGGCACCAGATACTAATACAGGTTTCTCATATTCTGATGGCACTTCCATCATTCCACTGAACCCACCAATACTAGGTGCCAGTGCTTTGATATACTCTACAAAGGATCGACCCTTGATAATGTCAACACCAGAAGTCTTATAGTCCATTAATAAATTTCTCCTTTCGCAATTTGTTCACGACGTTTTAGTTTCCATACGATGTAATCCATTGTTGGGACACACATAGGATTCCAACCAACAAAGGTGGTTGACTCTCCACTAG